TTTATAAAATTGATTTTTTCTGCATCGGTGGATTTTGCCGCTTTTTCGGTAAAATCCACCGAAAAGCAGATTTTCAAGCTGTTTTCTGTTATACTGACCCGCGTTCGGAAGGAGGTCTACCGCATGGAAGGAAAACAGGACGAACTTTTTACTGGTCCGACCCTACAAAAAATCGAGGATATGATGGAATATGCGTATCCTGTACTCCAGCAGTTCCCAAAATCCGAAAAGTTTGCGATGGCAGCCGACATGAAACTCGTTATGGATGTGATGCTTGAAAAGGCTGTGGAAGCGCAGAAAAAATACTTCAAAAAGACCACGTTGCAGGAACTGGACGTTGCAAACACAAAATTGCAGCACTACCTGCGTGTGGCATTTCGACTGCGGTTTGTTTCTATGCACAAGTACGAGGTATGGAGCAAGCAGCTTGTCGAAATCGGAAAGTTGTTGGGGAGTTGGCTCAATACCGTCAAGGCCAACTCGAAAACATAGGGAACCAGCCGTCACGCGCTTTCTTTTCTGGTTGCAGCTGGAACAACCCCTCCAACGGCCTCGGCTCGTTCAACGGCAACAACCCGCGGTCCAACGTGGACGATGATATCGGTTTCCGCGCCGCTTTGCCTCCAAGCCAGATACTGCAAGCTCAAGGGCTTGCTCTCAGTGCAGAGGTGATAAAGGGGCTGGTTCCCTTGGTTGCATTTCGCAGCCTAAAAATATTAGCCTCGCAGTCTGCGTTCCGACGCTATAAGCGTACGGCGCACACTGTTCGGCGACCTCAAGGAGTTGGATTTTTTGGAAAAGCACCGACACGTTTTCGAGCGGTTTGCAACGTTCGACAATTTGTATGACGGTTACCGTAAGGCAAGTAAAGACAGGCGTTATCAGGGATGTGTGCTTAGGTACACCGACCACCTTGAGGAAAATTTGATAAACTCGGTGAATCAGCTTCAATGGCATGAATATCATGTTGGCGAACTTCACCAATTTTATGAATACTACCCCAAGAAGCGCATCATCAGCAGCCTGCCGTTCTATGACCGAGTGATAAACTGCGGAGCCTACAATGTTCTGTGGCCTATCTATTTGAAGTCTATGTACGAGTACAGCTACGGAAGTATCGATGGACGAGGGCCGCTAAAGGCGGCTTTTGACATTCAGCAATGGATGCGAAACGCAGCAAGGATGAATGGAGATTGGCGGGTC